AACAGTCGCAAAACTGCTAACCAGTTCATTGGCAATGTTGATGATTAATTTGCCTGTGGAACTTACATTTTCTTGGCCGTTGGCAAATACCAGAGTCGCCTGAAGGTTATCGCCGCTGCGGCTTTTAGTCGCGCCTTGATAAATGAACGACAAATACCGGTGACCAGCAATAACCCCGCCAACCTTGCCGTTCTGGTACCGCCCAAAATCCTCCCCAGCGTCAATGAACGTAGCGATTGCTTGCAGTGACATCAGATTCCGACGCGCGAACGGGTAGACCGATTATTTTTCAGGCTACTCATGGTGCGGTTAAACCCGCCGTCTGCGCCTTGCTTGGCGGCTTGGGCAACACCTTCGCGGAACTGATCCTCGGTCACGAATCTCATGCCGTTGATGTCCGTCACGTTGTAGTTGACTGAGATCGAACCACCGCGAGCGTTGCCGCTGCTGTAACGATCCATCGCAGCTTGGCTGGCGCTGTTGCTGGTGACGTAACCGCCACTTGGACCCATTGTGAGTAGCTCTGGGCCGCGTTCGCCAACGAGGTATGTGGAGCCTGGAGATACAGGACCGCCGCTAGCGCGGCCAGCGGCAAGCCCAATGTTGAAAGCTCCAGAAGGGTTAACCCCCGTGGCCCCGGGGTTAAGCGCACTAAGCACGGTCATGAACAGCTTTTGGGCCAGCATTTTGGTGGCCATGTCGATAAACGCCTTGCCGATGTTGGCGAACATCGTGCTGAAGGCTTCTTCGACCGTTCCAGTGCCGGTGACCACAGCCTGAACAGCAGAGGTCATCGCTGTGGAAAGTTCGTTCGCAAGGAACCCGTATTTTTCGATTAACTGATTTTGCCTTAGCTGCTGTCTTTCAAGTTCTTGGCGCAATCCCAGCTCATTAATTAACGCTTCTGCAGTTTTCTCAAAATTATCTAGTAAAACTTTCGCCAGTTCTTTGTCTTCGACGGAAGACGCCTTGGCCCTTTGATCGGTTAACTTTCTTTCTTCGTCTTGTAATCTACGAGTCAAACTAACCCGCTCTTCTAGCTGCGCTGTTAGTAAGGCATTACTTTGCTGGGCCTGGGTATCAAAAGGATTCTGCAGTTGAATACGCACTGTTCGAGTTTGTCTTTCTGCGTCCTCTACAACTCTTTTGTTTGCTGTTAAAGCTGCATCAACAAAAGCCTCCAAGTCTACCTTGGCTTGATTTCGTTTGGCCTCCAATATACGCTGTTCGTAGTCAAGTTTTTCGTCTATAAGCTTTAACTCTTTTTGGAGGTTTTCGGCATTGTTCGAGGTTAGCCTTGCGATGTCTTTTAAGGTCTCTTTTGTTTCTCCAAGGTCCAGCAGCCTTCTGTTTATGCCCGCAACTTCGCCTGTTTGTAAGGTTACTTGGTCCTGGTTTACCTTAAGTAATTGAAGGTCTAAATTCAGGCCCTGTACCTTATTGCGAATTCTTTCTTTTTCCGCCCGTTCTTGTTCTCGTTTAAACTCGCGGAGGCGGCGCTTTAAAGCATTTTGGGCCTTTTTAGCCGCGTTATCTTCTTGTTTAGCTCTTTGTTGAGTTAGGCCAAGAAGACCACGCTCCATCACTATTTCGTTAGCCTTCAATAAGTTCATTGCTTCTTGGTATGTGAGCTTCTCTTCGGCAAGATCTTTTAAGACTTTTTGATTATCTATGTTATACTGCGCCGTTATCCCTTGCTTTTCAAGGGATAAAACTTGGTCATCAAGAATGTCCGAGTTTAAGCGGGCAATGCTAAGTTTTCTTTCCTCGCTTGCAAGTACCTGATTTGTTGGGCTGAGTGCGTTTAACCTCGTTTCAGTTTCTTTTTCGGCTTCTTCGGTAATCTTTTTGTAAGTTTCTAGTAAGTCAGCCGTAATTTCGGCCCTAGTTCTTTCGCCAGTGTTATCGCGGAATTCTTGCTGCAGTGATGCTAACCTTGGGTCGCTTGAACTTAAAGCGGCTCTTTGGGTAACAACCGCACCAACAATGCTTGATGTGGCTTCAACCGGCCCTTGGAGAAGCTTTGCGGCATCTGCTGCAATTTGCGTAATAAACTGCGATATTGTATTGCCTAAATCTTTTGTGGACTCTCCGAATTGTCTAAGAGCTTCGACACCTTCATCACCAACCACTAAAGCTAGCTGTTTGGTTGCTTCCTCTAAAGCAGCCTGCTTACCAGCGACTTCCTCAAGTCTCTTGATATACTTCCCTGTTGCACTATCGGCCAACCCCAAAGACTGGATGATTGTCTCTACATTTCCGTTTACTGGGTCTAAAGCCTTACCAAGATCAGCCGCCTTAGCTACAAGCGTATCGATTGCCTGACCTGCAGCCGTCCCAACCAAAGACAGGCCGAATCCGAACTGCCCACCGGCTAAGCCGCCAACCCGCCGCCAAGACCGCCGCCCAAAGCAGCGCCAGCGCCTTGGCCAAACAGAAGAGGGAACGCGCCACCGATCAGCGCGTTGCTTGCTGCATCCCTACGGCGACGACCTCTTTCTTTAGCTGCTGCACGGATTTCAGCGCGTTCCTTTTGCCTAAATTTTAAGACTCGGCGTGCCCTATCTATACGTGCGTCTTCCGCTTTAATTAAATTATCAATCTCTGCACCTAATTGTTTAGCCTGGTTAAACTCGTTATTGCGAAGTTTAGCCCCAACTTGATAGGCTTTGTTTTTTAATCTTTCTTGTAAAACCCTGTTTCCGGCAAGCTGGTTTATCCTCTTAACCCGTTCTACATTTTCTTGGCCCAATTCTTGCCGTTGCTGTCTGTTTGACCTGGCCCTAAACAGTTTGCTCTGCCTTTCGTTTGCTGTTTTTAAGCTTTTTACAATTCCCTCGTAAACACCACCTAATTGTTGTGCAACTACTACTTGAAGCTTTAAGTTTGTAACTCCTTGCGTAAGAAGAGAATTTGATTTTTGTAAATTTAGGGCGCGTTTAGCAGATTCCTGAGCTTGAGCACGCTCTCTAATCTTACGGTCCTGTTCGATTTCTGGAAGAGCTACAGGAAAACCCATAGAACCCGCTGTTCTAAAAGGCGTGGGTATTCTTAAAGATTGGCCCTGAAGCTGAGCATCTTTGGCACGTTGCGCTTGTAAAGAGACTAAATTTGTTATTTTTGTTTGTATGTTTAATTTTTCTTCAAGGGCTGATACCCTCCTTTGATCCAATGCCTGAAGAGCCCTTTGAAGTTCTAGCTCGTCTTTACGGCCTTCTAAAGATCTTTGAATTCGACCAGCAACTTCAGAACTTTGCCCGACGAATTCTTGACCAGTGCCAAATGTAGTTGCCTGGCCCGGACCGATCGGCCCAGAAAACTGCGTTGTTTCTTTAATTCCCGCAGCGGCCAACTTAGCCTTACGCTCATTTTCTGCTACTTCAGCGAGTAAATTTGCCCTTTCTCTAAGGCCGTTATTAAGGTTTTTAGTTGCAGTTAAGTAGTTAACAGCAGCGGTTTCTGCTTCTTCAGTTCCTAAAGCAACTGCATTAAAATTTCTTCTCGCAATTTCAAGCTGCCTATTTAGATTTGATATAGACCTTGAAATGCCTTCACCGTTGTCGGCAAACGCTTCCAAAAACTTATTTAAGTTATCTACAGCTAGCGCAGACGCATTTAACTTTCCTTGAAAGCTAGAAAGCTGGTTAGCGCCCTTTACAGCAATTTCAATTTCAGCTCTGTAGGCCACGTTCCAAAGCTGCTACGTTACCCTCCATTCTAGACATAAAATAGCCGCCGGTTTAACGGCGGCGTTTGGCGCGTTCCATCGCCTTTTCTTGGTCTTCATTCAAGATCTGGAAGTAAGCGCTCCAGGCGATGAGTTCTTCCGGGGTCATGCTGGTGCGGACCTGGGAAAGGCTCATGCCCAGTTCCTTGGCAACGCCAAACTGAAGCATGAGCCAGTTGTCTTTCCGAAGTTCCGCTACTAGTCTTTTGGGTCGATCGGCTCTTCTTCGCCGTCGTCCAGAATCGCCAGCATCAGGGACTGCAGATCTTTGTCCTTGACTTCGTTCTTAAGTACGTCAACCTCACCGGCTGAGAACAGCTTCTTGCCGTTTTCGTCGTTTGCCTTGTTGATCAGCAGTTGCAGTGCAAAAGCAGAGGCATCATCTGATTTGGCTTGCTTTTGGGCGCGTTCGCGTTCAGCCATCGTCAGCGGGCTGACGTACATTTCAAATGTCGAACCATCGGACAACTTGACTTCGCGCTTCGTAGGTTCGAGATTTGCAGCCTTGCGGAGGCGATCAATGGCGCGGGTAGGAACCGGCATGACATGTAGTGGTGTATGAATCTACTGTAGCGTTGAACAATAAAAAAGCCCCACCGAAGTGGGGCATATAACCGTAATTTGTAGCGGACTATCAAGCAGTGGTGCTGAAGTCGAACACAGGAGCGGTGGATGGACGGAAGTTCACGGTGACAGCCTGGGCATCGTCTGGGTTGATTGCCAGATTTGCAGAAGTCAGCACCGCGTCAAAAGTGATGGAGCGACTCAGGGTTTCGCTGACCGAACCACCGCTAAACACGCGGTCGATATACAGGCGGAAGGCAGCGCCGTTTTGCTGACGTTGCAGAACGTCCTCGATGATGCGGTTGCCCATGTCCGAATCTTCGTTGGTGAAGTAGAACGTGGCGGAACCAGTACCATCGCCGAAACCAGCGATGAAGGTGCGGAAAGGAACGTACTGCTGGGAGGTTTGGCCGATCGTGGTAACGTCGATCTCGGCGCGGGTCATCTCGAATGACCAATCGCGCACTTGGCCCACAGACACAAATGCGTCGTAGGCAACCTGGAACTTGTTCGGGGAGCTGAGCGTACCAACGTCAGTGATGCTGACTGCAGAACCGCCTTCAGTTGCGGACACTTGCATGTCGCCCGTAGAAGCGGTGTAGGTGATGACGTAGTAGGTGGTTCCGGTGCTCAAACCTGCGGGCAGCGTACCAGTGCCGGATCCGCCGGTTGTGGTGTTGACCACGCTAAATTGGACAGGATCGCCAACCCGGAAACCCAGATAGGTTCCTACGGTAAAGGTGTCGGTCCCGGTGGTAACATCAGCAGTGCCGAAGTTAGCAGTCGTGCCAGCGGGCTTGTAATACAGGGCACCTGAAGTGCCGGACAGAACGGTGGTGGCCATTGGGCGTACCAAAGATCGGGTTTTCTGCGGGCACTGCCCGGCTTCTTACAGGTTAGCAGTTATTCAACTTAGTACAGTCGCCGTGTAACCGGTACTAACTCGCCCGACAAAATGAGGGGATTGCTCGTCAGCAGAAAACGAAGGGCCGTCAATTTCTCCTACACGAACAAATACACCGCTGGTTGTTTTTCCGGTTTCGTTAATTGTTTCCAGCACATTTACAGCGGCTGTAATTAGCTCTTGGTTGCGTGCCGGGCCACGGCCTTTTTCTGTGAATACACGGATTACCAAGGCTCCACGGGCATTGTCCAAGCTGGAGGTCAGCATTGGCTCGTTGGTGATGCCGAATGTGACGTTGATGCGGACATACTCCGTGGTTGTGTTCGGTGGAACGGCGGTGATGTTGTCGAAGTACACCGGAACTGCTGGCGTCAGCGCGTTAAACGCTGCCAGCAGCGGGGTCTCCATTGATGCTCGAATAGCTTGGTAGTTCATTTGAAGGCTTTACGCAGCATCTTATCTAGGTCTATCTGTACTGCTTTGTCTAGGGCTCCACCTTCAGCAAAGGTCGAAAACCAATCTAAGGGCGCTGTACGACTGGAAGATGAGTTTGGGTCGCCCCCACCTATGGCACCGCGATAACTACTATTGCCCTCTCGGCCCGTTAGTTCTGGCTCAAATTTTGATTTACCTAATTGCGTAGATGGACCATCGGGGTTTATGTCCCAGCCACGTGGGTACAGAACGTTCGCTTGCTCAACTGCATCAATAGCATTTAAGGCATGGTCTGAAAAGTTTGAAATTTTAAAGGTAAGCTTGTCTTTGGTAAGTAAGCTCTTCGTTACCTGTTGACCACTAACTAACGGAGAATAGATAGGCCGGGGCTCTCCAGGTTGCCCATCCCCCTTAGAAC